TCATACTTTGTATCAGCTATATCATTTGAATTTGTTATTTGATCTTCATGGTTAAGTGTGCCTTCAAATATCTTTGTGTCATTAAAGAACACCTGTTTAACAGGTCCCATCTGTCCTTCACATAGTGCAATTACCATGTTTAGTGTGCCAGTTCCACTGCCACCTGAACCGTCACTGGTGCCCACAAATGCTCTTGTTCCGCCCAATCTTCTCCTGCCGTATACTACAGGAATAAATTCATTGTTGGACTGCTTGTTAACTAAGACACTTGCTTGGGCACCAGCTCCGCCTCCCCCTAACTTGCCTTTTTTCTTACCAAAAATCTTACTAGCAATGGCACTTACTATTAAGTTGATGATAAATTTCTTGGCAAAGGAAGCTACTATAGCACCTACTGCAGGTCCTGCCAACGCAGGTGAGGTCCAAATTACCAATGCTATGAGTGCTTGGATAACAATGTGTAATATGTTCATACTCTTCTCCATGTGCTATAGTCTTCTATTTGTTCTGCAGGTTTGCATACAAACCCTTGTATGTGATCTATTGTGTATGCTGTGTCTTCCAACACCAACCATGCACAAAACCACGGTCCTAAATTCTGTAGTAGAACATCTCCATTTTGTGGAATGCCCACTATGTGATCAAAGCCTGCCATATACATAAACTGTTCAGCAGTAAAAGGCAATCTCTTGTGATATCTTGCCGCTCCTAGTGCTGAGTCATAATCAAATTGCAACAAGCCTTCAAAGTCTGTGCCGTAGTGTTCATCTATCCATTCAACAATAAATGTATTACAGTCATTTATTGCCCATTCATGTGGTTGAAACTGTTTAGCACTCAAATATTTAGCCAGTTCTAAATCCAGTGTTTTTACTTCCATGTGATCTCTTTTTGCACTTCAACACTAAATGCAAACCCTTCATCACCTGAACCATAATTGGTTCCACTGGCGTTGGTTCTTTTCTTTTGGCTGTTTGAATTTGTTCTGTGTCCATTACGCCTGTTGAAGTCATGCCAGTGACTTGCTGTTGTTACACTGACTGAACTTACATTGTTGGCTGATTGAATTAAGTCTGCTCCTGTAACATAACCTTTGTATACATTTACAGTTCCTTGTAGAACACTATCTTCATAATATTGTCTGTCAATTTGAACTGTTCCGTTTGCATAGTTTTCTCCCACAAAATCTGTAAGAGCACTATTGCCCAGTCTGTTTGGTGCAATACCTGAAATGTTTATGCTTAAATTAGCAATGTCCATGTCAGTGTTTTCTTCAACTGCATCAAAGTCTAGCAGTAGTCCAAAACTCTTGTAGGTGTTACCTGAATAAACAATATCAAATGGTGCGTTTGTTATATAATAATTGTCACCAACTAATATGGTAACAAGTTCATAATATTCAACTGCCTTTGCTGATTGTGCTGAACTTAAACTCATTATTTAAACCCATCCGCTGTTGCAGTAAAGCTCAAGTAATAGAAGCCTGCTGTGTCTCTTTGCACTTCAACTGTGTCACTGTCTAAACTTACAATGATGTGGAATGGATCCTGATAAACAAGTTCTCCAACACCGGTTGTATTTGTTTTGGGCATTGCAATTCTAAACTTAGCTTCACCATAAATGTTTGCATCACATGCAGTGACACTTGTTTGAACATTACCGTGTGGGTTACCACCTATAATTAGTAGTTCACCGCTGTGAATAGCATCAGCTTGATTACTTGCAAATCCTTCAATCAACATTACTACACTACCTGCACTAAGATCTTCTTTTGCTCTTAAATTGCTGGTAGCATTTGTTCTTTTACCAATTAGTCTTGTGTTGTTTTGTTTGATGTTTAAGTAGAAAGGATGTTCTTGTCCTCTTATAGCATTTAAAAATCCATTGTATTCAGCAAACTGATCTGCTGTCATTGCAGGATATGTAACATCAAGTGCATATTTGTTGAAGCCACTTGTTCTAGTAAACTTAACACCGCTTTGTGAAACTGTTGTTGCTGTTGGTGAAATAATACGCCATGTAACACTACTAGGAGTTACTGTAATAGGGAATGTTTTTAAAACATCAAAGTCTTTGTCAGCCCATTGTGTTCCTGTATCAAATACATCTTCAGCTTCAACTGCCGTTTGTGCTGGTGGTGTATAAGTATCATCTGCACTGATTATGGGCAAGTATTGACTAAAAGTGAATGTTGTAAATGTTCCACGGTCTGGTTCATTGTATGTGCCAGGAAAAGTAAATCCTGTTATGTAACCATCAGCATTTAGATCAATAGTTGAATCTGCTGGCATTGCTGTTGGTGTGTGAGGTGATTCCACATTTGGATAGTAAGCATGTGTTTTGTATTTTGCACCTGCTACATATGTAGAAGCACCTGTTCTTTTCTTGTATGTTTTGTTGCCTGGATTATAAACCACTGCTCTTTTAACTTCAAATAATTCTGTGTCACTTCTCTTTTTTATAATCATATCTTCATCAACTGGATCATTTGAGAGATAGTTATACCAACCACCTGTTGTTCTTGCAGGATCAATAAATTTAATTTCTATATCTACATCAGGGCTTGTTCCAGCTAGGATAAAGTCCTGAACTGTGATTCCTGTTCCACGCTTGTCATTTACTGTGAAGTTTGTGTTGGTTGCAGTCCAATAGAAGTCCACACTATACTGAGTGGCTGTTGGAATAGTATCTGCCGCCTGATCTTTACCTGTAAATGTTCCAGCATTCACTGTTGCAATAATTCTACACCAACCATTACCAACACTTCCATCTCCCTGATTTAACAGTTGTTGTTTTTGGCTACTACTAATACCCCAATCAGTGTATGATTGGTTGTTTAAATTGTATGTAGCGGCACCAGTGTAATTACGGGTGTGACTGCTGATATAATTTTCTGCTATTGTTGCTGGTGTTGTAAAGCCTGCGTCTGTAAACAATTCATAACTGAAAGTTGTGCCAGTTATTTGTCTTAGATAGAATGTCTGGTTTGTATCACGGGCAGTTCCTACATCATGTGCTTGACTGAATACACTCAGCAAACGGATATTTCTGTTTGTTACAAGTCCAACACCACCTTGTGATGTTTCCACTTTTAACATACTACCCTGACTGCCACTGCCGTCATAACGGATAAGTCTTGAACTGTTTGCACCAAATATAGTTGTGTCATATCTGCTGTTAGCAAGTCCTGCTCCCAACACAAAATCATTTGGATTAGGTGGAGTTGTGCTTGGTGTAGCTACACCACTCAAATATATTTCTGTTGTATTGATAACCTGAGCATACATGGTGTGACCATCATTTTGTTCATAATCTGTCCAACCAGCTATTACATTGTCTCTGGTAACAACAATTCTATCACCACTTGTAAAGCCGTGATCTTTCTTAAATTCTACTCTTAGTTTTGGTATTAGATAATCTGTGCCACTGTGTGTTGTTGTAGTAAGTTCAATTGAAATGTCTTTTACATGAGGTGATTTACTCTGCAATTCCCAATCAATAAGTGGTTGTTCCCAAAACTTATAAAATGTATTGTTTGTTCCGTCTGTTAATTCTGGTATCTTGTTGTAACGGGCCATTGCACTCATATAACCATTTACACTTCCGTGACTGGTTGGATTTAGGTGTGTTTTGTATGTGCCTTCCTGTAGGTCCTTGACACGCTTCTGAAAGCCAATTGTATCATCACCAATATAATCTGGATCAATAAAGTGTGTGGCTGAGTTGTTGGGGTATGTGAATAAACTTTTCATTAAAAGATCTCCTTGCCGCGTCTATGTCCGGCTTGTTGTATAATACCAATTATCTGGTTTTTGTTTTCCAGAATAACCTGGGTAGCATCTTTAGCATCCAACGCTTGTATGTTGAAATTTATTGTGCTTCCGCCAGTTCCGTTCATTGGTGTTATTTGTGCAGGTCCCATAACCAATTCAGGTCCTGCTTCTCCAACTACTCCAAATTTATTGTTTGGTAAGTAACCGCCGTTTGCAAAGAAGCCTCCAAAAAATGAACCTATGCCACTGATAGCACTACTAAACAATCCGCCTAGTCCGCCACCACCGCCTCCAAAGAGACCGCCAAGTCCACCACCGCCACCGCCAAACAAGCTACCAAATATTCCACTCAATTGATTACCACCTGATAGTGCATCATTGAGAATGTTTGTAAGTGTTGATTTGAAGAATCCTTCAAAGTCTGATAGTGTAAGTTTACCATCACTCAAGGCACTTTCTAGTGTGCCTACAAAATCTTTTTCTATACTTTGTCCTAGTGTCTGAAAATCCTGTGTAACTGCTGTTGTAGTTTTTTGTGATATGTCTGTCATTCCAGTTCCCATACGCTGGAACTCTGCAATAACACCGTTAACCATATCTGGAACAATTGATCCACCAACAACCTTCTGATACATGCCATTGAACCAACCACTAACACTATCTGTCATGTTTTTTGTAGTGTCTTTAACACTATCTGCCATGCCACTAAATGTGCCTGTTACACCGTCTTTTAGCTGTATAGCCTTGTCATAAATGTTTTGTAAGCTATCACTTACACCCTGAAAGAATCCCACTATTGATTCAACAATAGCAACAAGTCCATCAAATGCACTTTTCAGTCCTGGTATAGCACTTTCAACAAGTGGTGCTATTGCTTCAGCAATAAAGCCCAATACATGAAATACTTTTTCCATAATTGGAAATACTAGGTCAGTTAGGACTGTGCCAATTAAACTAAACACTGGTTGTAGTGTGTTGAATGCCGCACTTACTTTGTCAACTATTGCAGGCATATTAGCCAACAAGTTTGTTGCAAAGTCTGTTAGGACTGGTAATAAGGGTGTGATAGCATCAGTAAGTAATTTACCAAATGCCATTTGTAATCTGCCAATTGTATCATTAAATAGCTCTGCATTTTCAGCCGCTTCTAGTGGAACAATGTTGGCATGTTTTTCTGTGTCTGCTAGTGTAGCCGCCAAGTCTTCTGCACTGGTATTCAAACTTGCAAATTGTTGTTGAATTAGAGGACCAGCTCTACCACCAACTACTTTTGCAAAATCTTCTGTGGTAATTTTGCCTTCATTTAGGGCATTGATCATTGTGGTTAATAGTTGATCACCACTTTTTAAATTACCATTAACATCAAGAATACTACTACCAAGTTTGTCAGTAACTGCGGCAAAACTTTTCTGTCCTTCAGTTCCTGCTTTTAGCCTTGATGTAGTTTGTAGCATGGCACGGTCAAATGTAGCGGCATCAATACCTGCTTCACCCATTGCTGTTTGCAATACTTGAAAGCCTTTGAACGCTTCATTACTTGCCGCACTACCTGCTGTTCTTGCACTTTTTGCTAGGTTATCAAAGTCATCAATAGCACCTTTGATTTTTGCACCCACGCCAAATGCCGCAAGTGCCGCACCAGCCGCACCCAATGCTGTTTTAAATTTACCTGCAGAGGTTGATAAACCACCTAGGCCGGTGTTAATACTACTAAAGGTGCCTTTGGTATTGTCTTTAGCATTAACCTGAATTGTATAATCTGCCATTAGCGTTTCCTCTTTTTACTTTGCTGGTGCTGATATTGATAATACCTAGCCCATGCTTTAATTTCTAATACACTAACATTATTTAACACCCATTCAACTGACTGACCCAGTTGCTCTGCTAATCTAAAGACCAAGAGAGTTTCTGGATCTTGTGTTAGTTTCCCAAGTTTGTTTCCGCTTCTTGCTGTTTGTTATTGATAGCTGTTACAACTCTTACAATAACATCAGGATCAACTTGTCTCATCAGGATGTCTCTGTCAGCAGACTTAAACATAGGTTTGCCGTCTTTGTCACATGCACGGATGATTAGGGTTTCAATTAGTGCTTCAGCTAGTTTTCCTTCCGTATGAAGTTTAATAACTTTATGTTGCTGATGGAAGTTTGCTTGTGGTTTATAGTATACTGTGCATTTCCACTCTGGAACTTCAAGTTCCTGTAAACCATTTGCTAGTTGTTCTTTAAAATGTTCTTTTGCTGTATCTAATACATTCATGTTATTTTTTCCTTGTGTTTTTGACTGCTGGTTTGACAATACCGTTTGGTGCTTGTCTACTTGTAAAGCCTTTGCTTGATTGGCCATCCAGCACTCCTATATAATTAGCGTCATTCTTAGCTAGGGGGATAACGCCTCCTGAACCCAAGCTCTTACCTGAGTAAATGTTCTTCCAACTATTACGGGCAAAGCCTGTTCTAATTGGTGTCTTGACTTTTAGTTCTTGTGTTAACTTTGAAGCAAAGACACGCAATCCAGCATCCATCTCTTTGCTGAGATTGTTCAGTGTATTGCGTGCCTTACTCATTTATGAACTACTTGATAAATCAACAGTTAGTCCAGTGCCGTCTGATTTCTTAGTGCCCTGGAAACTAATTGAAGCTCTTGCTACATCATCAAATGTCTGTGTGAATTCAATGCTGGATATGATTACTTGGCCACTTAATTGAATGTCTTGCACCGCTGTGGTAACATCATTCATAAAAAATATTGCCGCATATTCAGTTCCAACTGTTTGACTGAATGCACCAGTTACATCATCTGATGCAATGATAATTTCAGCACTTCCTTCAAAAGATTCTAGTCCTGATGTATATGCTCTAACACCATCACCTAATGCTGTAACCTCAACCATTTCTTTGTTTTGGGTTACAGTCCATTCAGTGACTTGAGCTACATTTGTCCCAGCTAATGAAAGAGCACCGCCTGATCCGTGGTATACTGCCATGGTCTTCTCCTATAATTGGTAATGGTGCTTGACTGTAAACACCATTCTTACGCTCGCATATGGGGCTGATTCCCCAACCTGCAAACTCTCAACTCCTGTGAGAGCTATATGTGTTGCTGTGTTATTGACACTTCTGTCAGCTAACAGAGCTGTTTCAATACCTTGCACAACAGAATTTCTTTGTGTATCACGGTTATTACCGCCAACAAAACAAACAATGTTCACTGCCATTAAACCCTGCCTTAAGCTACCTAAAGTAATGTCTTCAATCTCTTCATCAGTAGTTTCAATATAGACAGCCGGAAAAGCGGTTTTTGCCAACTCTTCCGGTATAATAGGATCACGCAATACTTTTTTAAGTGTTGGTGATGTCATAGCTTTGAGTTTAGTTTCTATTTGACTTACAATTGATTCTCTACTCATCTGTATAACCTATCCTGTCTGTATTCATGTGTCTCTGCGTCAGTGACTGAGCCATCTCCATCTTCATCATATTGGATACCAAGTGCAAATTGTAGATCCATTTCTTCTTCAAATCTTTCTTTGTAGAAGACAATCTGGTTTGCAAAAGGGTCACCTTCTGGACGGAATGTAGATAACTTGGGCATGATATAATTTGCTAATGATCTATACACCGTTGCCTTAGTCCATTGACTTTCAGTAAGTTTTGCCTTGCTGTAGTCTTTGCGGCTTTTGTGATTGTTATACCATCTAACCTGAACCATGTCTGAGACATCTTGTTCAGCAGTGGCTAGATCAGTAGTCCAATCAGCAACACCTTGGTCAAAGACTTCTGGTGCATATTGTGTTAGTGCGTTGTTGTCTGCAAATGCCATGTTAAAGTTTCTCCTGTTATTGTGTAGGGCAATAATGCCCCACACTAAAAGTATTCCTTGTGTTATTAAGCGGCATCTACCATCTTAACACCACGCTCTGAATCAGTCACAGCTACACCTGCGTGTAGAGATGCAACCACATCAAAACCAACAGCTTCTGGGCGTCTAGCAATCTCAATGTCAACATTTTTCTGCATAGCAATTCTTGCCGCATCAGCAGAGAAAACATAACCCATTTTAGTTGAGTTTTCTGCATATGCACTGATGAACAACTGAATACCAGCCGCTTGACCAATAAAGCCATTTCTTAGTGCTTCTGTTTGGAAATCACCGCCAGCAAAGTTTGCTGTGCCTGTTGTTAGAGACTTAGATAATTCTAATGCCGCTGTTGGAGAGATAACTCCATAAAGTTGGCCTGTTTCACCGTGTCCACGGATCTGTGCGGCAACTTCAAATAAGTCATCCATATTAACTGTTCCAATGTCAGTAGTAGCGTCTTTAGCATCTAAAGAATCTAATGCTGTTAGGACATCTTGGTCAAATTTCTTTGCCACTGCCATACCTAGCATTCTACCAATTTCATTTGGATCAATACCACCTAGATCACGCACAACAGTTCTTGCGGCATATAAGTCACATGTGATATCTGTTTTTGTGTCTGTTGGTAGTGCATTTGGAACATCTTCAGCGTTTGAACCGCCAAAGTTTCCTGAAGCTGTTACTGCTGTAACGCTATCATCTAGGCGTGGAACACGCAATGTGATACCCGGTGTATTCACTACTGGAATAAGGTTACCACCTAGAAAGAGACTCTGCTCTTGTGCCGCATAAATTGTTGCGGCTTTTACTGGGACTAGCATATTGCCTAGGCTAAGTCCTGAACCATATAAATCTGCCATAATTATTACCTCTTATGTTTGGTTAAAGTTTACCCTCAGCTCTGAGTTTTCTATATTTTGCTCTGTGCTCAGGGTTTGTCATGTCCAATTTGGACAAATCAAATTCTACTGAATCTGATTCACTTGTGTTGCTTGTGCTTCCTAGTCCACTAGGACCGGCCGCTCTAAAGTAAGTGTTACTTGTTAAAAACTCATCCACCAATGCATCAACACTTAATGCATCTCCTTCTTCTGTGTAACGGGCATTGCCTTTTTCATCAACTACTGATACACTTCCGTCAGCTTGTAGGCGGACATTATCTTTTAACAATTTTGCAACCTGATTTGGTGCAAGTGCTTTTGCTTTTGAAGCCGCATCAATAAGACTACCATCAACTTTTATACGCTCCAACTCTGTGCGTAGGGCAGAAATCTCTTGCCCGTATTTGTCTTTGGTCTTCTTAAGAACGCCATCAAAATCCTGCTTCTTAATCAGTTGCTCCTCTTCCATTGACTCTTTGAACTTTCTTAATTCAGTTAGTTCACTCTCATCAAAGCCAGAGTATTTGTTTGATACTTGTGCAACACGCTTTGCAACAATATCATTTAATTGTTGTTGCGTGAAAACTTTCTCTTCAACCTGGGTAACTTCTTGTGTAGTATCTGGTGATACTTGGCCAGCATCAACGGCCCCAGTGTCCGTATCTGCAGTTGTAACCATGCTTGTGTCTGTCATGTCAGAATCTCCTATAATTGGTTAAGGGGGTTAGCCCAATCTTATACTTGTATTTAGTCATCTTCAACCGGCACCCAAAAGTGCCTGCAGTTATAACCACCTCTTACAACAAATGGGTCTCCGGCTTCTTGCCCAGACCAACTACTTGTCCAGAGGTCATATATTTCTTCTTCAGTGAAAACTTGTCCTTCTAATCCACGGCACCATTCTCTGCTTTCAGCAACTAATCCACCGTCATATCTGTAACGCTTTACACCTGCTCTTTTTGCTTTACCAGCAATATAAGCACCATCAAACTTCATTACAGCATCTTGAACGCTCTTGCTTGTAAGATCTCTCAAACTTGCTGTAGTATTTACACCCGTTAATCTTTCACGGATTGTAGTAACGGCACGGCGTATATCAGCTGGATCTGCTTTGCCTGCTTTCTGTAAAGCTCTTAAACTTCTTTGTGCTTTACGCACAGTTGAGTCTGAACTTTCCATAAACACACCACTAATTCTACCTCTTGCCGCATTTGTGAGGGCTTGTGTTGTAGCACCTGCCGCTCCTGCTAATACCAGTGTTGACATCAAATCTTCAACACCTGCTTCAACATTTGTGCCAACTGTGTTTGCACTCTGTTGTAGTAGAGCACTTTCAGCATCAGCATCCTGTTGTGTGTCTGGCATATCTGTGTTTGCATTTACATCTTCACTTAGTTTTTTAAGTGGTGTAACTTCTTCTTTTACACCAGCAGTGAACACTTCATACTCACGCACAATAGCTGGACGCAGAGTGTTTGGTTCTGCACCACTTGCAACCAGATCAGCTATTCTATTTTCAAGAGCCTTAAGGTTGTCAAATACGCCATCCTGTATTTCATCAATAGTTTCAGATATCAACTTGCTGTGTTTGTTTGCATTTAATGCCACGGTGTTGCTCCTAGTTCATGTTCTCTAAATGAACATATCCTTGAGCTTCAAGTCTCTGATGATCTTCTGGTGTTTTAGCTTCTTCACTGTTGCCTGTGTTTGGATCATACATCATATGTGGTCTAAACTCCGGCTCACCTTCCATCTCATTCATTAACAAATTAACAGTTTCATTGTCATCAATCATTAAACTTGCCAGTTGCTTGTTTAGTGCATCTATGTAAGTTGGGTTAGCAAACCCTGCCGCTTTGGCTTTGATGATTAAATCTAATTCTGAATATTTGTCACGGATGTCAAAACTATCATTGTATTTTAGTTCAAACTCTTCAGGTGTTTCAATACCCTGCCATCTGAACCACAAGTCCCACATAGCATACTCTGTTTCATTTAGAGTGTCTGCTAGGTCACTAAGTTTAGCATTCAGTAGTTGTCTTTCTGTTTGTAAGGCAACACCTGATTGTGCAGTTTTTAAACCTTGAACAGCACTAGTATGAGTTGAACGCATAATTGATTCAACTGTATTCTGCATTGTTGAAAGTATTGAACTGATTGTTGCACCACTTGGTGATAACAGATATGGTTTTAGTTGTGGGTCCATATCTTCTTGTATTGTTACAATAGCACCAGCACCTGCTGTTGCATCTGCACTTGGTGTTTTAACAAGTGTAGGATGGCTTGATATACGGATAGCCTGTTCTGCCTCTGACGCCAAATTATAAATGTAGCGTTGGGCATCAGCAACATCTTGAAGCATACTATAGCCAACACCTTTAACAGGTGAACGCACAGGAGCATGATTGATGAATGGAACCTTACCTAGTGGATTATCATAAATTTGATAGTCCAAGATATCTGTGGCATCACCCATTTCATCTTTGGCTACTGTGTATTTTTCTACGCTATCTTCATGCCAACAAGTGTAGATTACTTCATGCTGGTTTTCTGATTCTCTTACTTTAATATATTTTAACACCATCTTGCCTGCTATGTTACGCTCATAATGCCAATCTAAAACATTTTGTGGTGTATACATAGCCGCATAGGCTCTCAGCCCTAGTGCTATTTCTTCTGCTTGTGTGTCAACTTTATAGGTAGGTTTGTCTACTAATAGCCAAACATTACCCATTACCATAGCTAGGTCATTTGCAGTTTTTAGAAAACTGTCTATGCTTTGACCTTCCTGATCCGTATCATCCATCCATTCATTTACAAGTGGATTTGTTACTAACAAACCCAACTGTCTAGTTGGTGGTTCACGGAACAAGAAACTACGGTATATGTCAACTGTTGATGCAACATGGTTATCAAGTGGAGTGGCTAATAGCCTGTTACCATACGCATCTCCTGGCGCACTATCTTCACCAATATAGCGTGTAAGATATTTGCCAGAACGGTAGGTATTACCTCCAATGAAACTCCTGTAAAGGTATGTTGCCTGCTCTGCGTGTGACTTCCAATTAGGATGCACACTCTGTAGTTCTTCTAAAGATTTCATTGCAATGTTCCTTTATTTAAGTGTATAAGCAATAGTGATCAAGTATTGCACATTGTATTTATCTCAAAGAAAAACCCTGTAATAGTTGCCTATTACAGGGTTGTTCCTGACTGCTACTCAGCAGTCCTAATCACTACTCAGTGACTAGTTAACTCATCTTAAGGAGAGATGATTCTTGAAATTGTTGGTGAGAATCTGAATTATCATCATAATACTCACAGTTTTCAACAATAATGTTGGTAATTTGTTGTTTGGTTAGTTCTGGATTTTCTGCAATATAAGTTGCAAGTTCTGAAAGATAGTATGCAATAGCACCTTTTTCTTTATTAGTAAGCATAACGCTTCTCCTTATTGCTGATTGTTAAGAAGAACAATAATGTCTTCTTGATCCCACTGATGATCATAACCAGTGCTGGCTTCCATTTCATAAGCAACTGTGGTGCTCAATACGGTATCACAGTTCTCTTTTTGTGCTAGGACAATCAAGTTATCAGCACACATGGTAATCATGCCTGAATCTTCAATTGCGTCAATTAGTTTAGTTTTTGAATCTTGTGTAAACATATTAGTCTCCTGGTTCATTGTTTCATAGTCTTTATTAACTATACTTACAGTATACGGTAAGATGTATTACTTGTCAACCTTTTTGTGTGGTTATTTCAAAGAAAATATCCAGTTGTTCTGCAATTAAGTTATCCAATTGATTGCAAAACTCTGAACTTCTACCACGCTTAATCCAGGCAACCCAAGTGTCTAGTTTGCCTGTTTTGTATTTGTTTATGATTGTTGATTTGTAATGTTGCATTTTGTATCTCCTTGTTAATAAGTTTACACTAGCATCTACAAAAATGCGTGTCAACACCTTAATAATACTTCACCTTCATAATCAGTCATAGCACACAACACTGATTTTGGATCTAGTTTACTAACAGGTATTTGTTTGACTGCTGGGTTTTGATCATACACTTGACTACCGCTATATCTATTGGCAAACCAATGTGCTTGTTCTTTATCCACAGTCCAACTCCAAGCATAATCTTTTAGTGTGTTTTGAAAACCTCTATACAAAGTTTTAGGTGCTTTTAACCATTCCACGGTAGCGGCATTGTGTCCTGGATTTTGTGCAAATATTTCTGTCCAAGCCTCTGCTTGTTGTCTTGGATGTTCAGTATACTGCCAGACATCTGTTACTATCTCCCACCACAGTTCAGGGTCATCAGGCATAGCATCATCACAAATGGCATTCCATAATGTTTCAAATTGCTGATGTCTATCATAAAGATAATAACTGCCACTGGGTAGTCTTATACCTGTCCACCAATTGTCATGTGATCTGTCTCTGGTAAATTGTTTACTGTTGAAAAAATCACAAAGCTCAGTCATATCTTTTTTATTGTTGCTGAATCCATAACTGTTGCCTATTACATCTAAATGAGTATCAACAACATGGTATCCTAGTCCACCACCAATATCTAATTCAACTACTTGATATCTCATTACGCTGTCTCCTCTGCAAAACCAATATTATAATAAAGGAACTCTTGATGTCCATTATCAAAAGGTTCATCATATGATGGGTCAGTGCCATCAAAATAATCTTCTACTATTAGTTTGAAGTCTTCAAAAGATTCACTACAAACCAAACCATCTGCCCAACCACCATTATTGAAAGCATATTTTCTTACACGCTCATACAATGCTGGATTATTTTTAATAGTGTTGTAAAATGATTCTAATGTATGTCCATAATATTCCATTACGCTGTCTCCTCTTCAAGTTCATCATATGCAGTATCAACCATATTGCTCAACTTAATTTCATTTACATAGTATGCATCTTCTGATGTTTTCATTTCAGGGTATGCTTTGAATGCTACATTCCACATATCTTCTAGAAAGTCACATTCATCAAAATTTGGATTGATACCACGCTTCATCCATTTGTCAGCCATTTTGATTAGTTTCTTTTTTGCTTGAATATTTTGCATTGTAGCTCTCCTTATGAGTAAGATTGTTCAAATAACTGATTGTAATCATCTTGAGTAACAAACTCAAGTTCTTCTGCACAGCCTGAATCTACAGTATCTTGCATACGGTTAACCATATACTCTACTGTCATGCCTGCATCTTCACACATATAAGTGTAATCAACATTGTTGATAATTGTTTGTTTTGCTGTTTCTCTGTTAAACATCTAGTTC